GGGACTTGTGCCAGATCACTTCCATCACCAACGGTGATGGCACGTCCATCACCCCCAGCCAGTACGTGACCACGCCCCGCCTGCGCAGCGTAAGTGGCAGCACCGTTTCGTTACCAGCCGTGGCCGATGCCTGGCCCTGGTACGAGATTGTGCTGCTGCACAGCAGCAACGTGGCCTGGACGTATGAAACGGACCCAGAAGCGGCTATCAGCATTGTAGGGCGCTGGGGCTTCAGTGTGACGCCACCGGCCAGCGTAAAGCGGGCCTGTGCCCGTCTGGCGGCCTGGCTTTACCTGCAACGGGATGACCTGCGGGATAGGGCGGAAACGGCCGTATCTCAGGAAGGCGTACTCATGCTGATGTCTGACTTACCCCAGGACGTGCAGCGGCGGCTGATGCCGTTTGTGAGGTTGTAATGGCTGATTTACTGGACATTGCCAATGCCATCATCAATACCGACATCGTGATGCCCAACAGCGGCCCCACGATAAGCGGGTGGCAGATGGATGAGGTCAAGGTGCAGGTGATTGCCGACAGCCTGCCGATTCGCATCATGCTGCCACCCGGCGCAGATGGGGGATCGGCCGTTCAGAATTGGGAAGCGGTGACTTACCAATACGCCACCGTCACGTGGCGGCTGACCGAACTCATGCTTTACCAATCAATAGCGCGTGGGGGTGGCCCGAAAAACATCTGGTCATACCTGACGCAGTACATACACCAATACATTGCCACGTTCAGCGCAATGGCCAACCGCAAACCGGCCGGGGCGCTCATTGTGGGCTTTGAGCCACAGGCGGCTGTTTTAGAGTGGCCGCGTGACAGTCGTAATCAGTTCCACGGCGTGCAGATGACGGTATTGGTACAGGAGAATATTTGCTAATGGCTGACAAAATCGAAGTAGAAGTGCTCCCCGCTGGCGACGGCAAGGTGTTTATGGCCTCCAACCTGAAGGCGCTGCCCCCGGCTAAGGCTAAATCCGTCATTACCGTGAAAGGCGGTGCGTATGCTGACATCCTGGTTGCTAATGGCCTGGTGGCTTACCTGACGCCTGAGCAGCCAGCGGTTGAAGCGCCCGAGGCCGCTACCGATGACCTGACCCGCATTGCCGGTCTGGGCAAATCATCGGCAGGCAAGCTGAATCAGGCTGGGGTGCATACCTTTGCCCAACTGGTAGCGGCAGATACGGCCGTTCTGGCAGAGGCCACCGGCATTGCAGTCAACAAAATCGAAGAGTGGCAGGCAGCGGCCCAAACCCCAACGCTGACAGAGGATGGTGAATAATGGGTATCTGTGACGGCTCGTCTGGAGCCAGCCTGAAAGTAGAGTACAGCGACGATCCCAGCCTGGCCTGGAACAGCGGATCGCACACCTGGAATGACATCCGTGGCGTGACGGGTATGCTGGACGTGACGGGCGGTGATAAGTCGGCTGAAGGTAAGCAGACGTTCAACGGCATCATTGCCGGTTTGTCCGCCGCTGCCTTGCTCAACATCGTGCTGAACGTCGTTTTCCAGAACAGCTCCAGCTCGTTTCTGGAGTTCCTGACGGACACCTACGACGGCACAGAGGACAAGTGCTTCTGGCTGCGCTGGTCTTACAACGACGGCGGCAGTGGTGCGCTGCGCCGCACGGCAAAAGTCGCCCTGCTTACCAACCCGTACACGGGCGGTGAAGCGGGCAGCGGTGCGCCGGTGGCCAAAGACCTGACCTTTGTCGTTGATGACGGCATTTATCGTGACACTGTATCGTAATGATTGAGCAGCAGCAGGAACGGCCGTTCCCGGTTCCTGCTGCTTTTCTTTCTCCCCACAACTCAGGAGGATTGCGGTGACGATTTCACCCCACACATTTGTTTCTACCGACTGCCCATATCCCGATGTGCCCGATATGGACCCCTTTACCCTCATCTTCCCCCACCCCATGACGTTGGGCGATTACAAAAAATGGTATCGGACTCTCTTCCAAAAAGACCCGGACGTGGATAAGGACGACGTGGAGAATGGCAACCTGCTGCGCATGTACAAGGCAGCCTGGGCCATTACCCGACGCGAACCAATTCCCCTACCAGACGATGCCCAGCCGCCGGACGCGCCGCCGCCGTTTACCCTGACAGATTTGGAACCGGACAATGCGGAACTGCCGCTGACGGCCGTTTCCTGGGTAACCGACTGCGCGGATGAGGCGTTTGGGATGCAGGTGCGGGTTGAGGATGCCAACGCGGTGCTCATTCGCCGTCTGGCCAGCAAACACACCTCTCCCACGTTCCGCACGGATGACCCGGAGATCATTCGACTGTTCCCTGACCTGGAGCAGTATCCCGGCACGGTGCTGTTTCACCCCATGCTCACCAAATCGGTTTACCGCGCTTATGACAAGGCGCGGCAGCCGCTGGACAAATACCCGGCCAATGACATCGAAAATACCTTTCTGCTGCGCCAATTCCGCGCCGCCGTCCCGCTGGTGAAGGATTGGGATGTGCTGGGGGTGCCCTGGAAGCTGGTCAAAAATGAGTACGGTGAAGGGTTGCCGTTGGTGTTGGCGTCGTTTTTGGTCGAAGCCGCAGACATATTCCTCTCCAAGAGAATCAACCTAAAAAAATTGCGCGGGAGTGCCGGGATTTATTCGTAAAGCAGCAGCGCAAGGGGGATCTGCCGTGGGCGCTGGATATGGCAAACATCTGCCTGGACGCCTACGGCAATTTCCGTTCGCTGCCCCGGCCGGGTGGTTGGCATGAGCAGGATGAGTTTGAGTTAGACGCCCTGCAAATGGCGCATAGGGTTCAGCGGTTGTACAGCGGCAAGGCCAAAGCAAACAAGAAGCGGTTTGAAAACGAAGACCCGAAGTTCATCCTGTGGTTAGAAGGTGACGATGAGCCAGCGGTTGAGTTTGTGTCTCAGGTGTGGATGGAGAATACGGCCGTATGATTTGCTCCGGGGGTGGGAATCGAACCCACGTTAAGGCGGTGATGAACCCGCCGGTTACAGGCAAGCCGTGCGGCTTATCAGGCCGCCGTGCTACCCTGCCCACCATCGGGAAGACCTACCCCGGCAATTTACCAACCACAAGCAGCAGTGAAAAAATTAATAGAGCAAGGGTTAACTTTCGCATGATACACCTCCTGGGTTGCCGTAGTATAAATTAAGTATGATAAGAAAGGCAAAAGATACGGCCGTTTCTCCATGCGTTGACACACCCCTTGCAAAAGCGTAAAATTAAATCAAACTAAAACATAAGTCTCGCCCCTCTTGGTTCACAACAGCGGCTCATCAGGTTAACTGGTGAGCCGCTTTTTCATTGTGCCGACAGCGGCCGTTATCCCCAACGGACGATCAATGGGCACACGCCGACTACTCGTAAGAATCATAACCGAATACGTTGACAAGGGCGTCAAAGAGTCCAAGAAGGATGTTGAGAGCCTTACCGACAAGATTACAAAAAATCTAGGCAACATCGCCGCTGGGGCGGCTGTTGCTGCCGGGGCAGCCATCGTCAAATTTGCCCAAGACAGCATGGCCGCTTTCTCTCAATTTGATAAGGGTATTCGTGAAGTCTTCACCCTTATGCCCGGCATGACCTCAGAAGCAATGGATAAGATGAGCCAGGATGTGCTTAACTTTTCGGTTGCTACTGGCCAAAGCGCAACGGACAGCGTCGCAGCCTTGTACCAGGCGTTGTCTGCCGGTGTACCAGCAGACAACGTGTTTGAGTTTCTAGAAACGGCTAACGCCGCTGCTCTTGGTGGTGTGACCACGCTTGAGACGGCCGTAGATGGTATCACGTCTGTCGTCAATGCCTACGGCAAAGAAGTCATTGACGCGGGCACAGCCAGCGACGTAATGTTCCAGGCTGTTAAGTTAGGTAAGACTAACTTTGAACAGCTCTCCACTTCACTTTTCAACGTCGTGCCAACGGCCGCATCGTTGGGCGTTTCATTTGAAGACGTGGCGGCTAACCTGGCCGCCCTTACCGCGCAAGGTACCCCGACCTCTGTCGCTACAACCCAACTGCGGCAGGCATTCATTGAAGCCAGCAAATCAGGCACCGCGCTCGACGCGGCAATCAAGCAGCTAACGGGACAGTCGTTCTCTGGCCTTATTGCCAGCGGCATGACCAGCTCTGAAATCTTTACCGCATTGCGCGATTCCATGCCAGAGCAGGAGTTCCGGGATCTGTTTGGCAGCGTCGAGGCCAGCAACGCCGTGCTGGGTCTTACCAATGATACGGCCGCAAATATCATCAGCACCTTTGGCGGTCTGGAAGGGGCGTTGGGTTCAACCACCGAGGCCGCCGCCCTTATGGCCGATAGCATGGCAAACCTTGAAAGTCGGGCAGCAGCGGCTTCTGAGGCATACAAGATTGCTAAAGCCGAAAGCATCAACCCAATCAAGCAAGCTTACCTGGAATGGAAAATTGAGATGCTTGAAAGCGCGACCGCCAATGAGCGAGTAGCTTCAGCTTCAAACGCAACCAGAGATGCGTTTGAGAAATTGGGTTTCAGTTCTGGAGAAGCGAATCGGGCGCTGGTTGCCCTGACCGACGCTGGCATAACAGCCAGTGGCTCTCTTCAAGATGCAGACGCGATTGCCCGACGCACCGCCATTGCCCAGCAGTTGCTGGCCGATGGTTTCCAGGGAACCGCCAAAGAGCTGGGTGAGCAAGCCCGCCTTATTGACCAAACCGAAGGCGGCATGAGAGCCTACAACGCCGCCGCCGGGGAGTTCTACGCCGCGCAGGCAGAGGCAGCAGAAGGCACCGGTATTGTCACCGGGGCGCTGGAAAACCAGACGCCCGTGCTGCGCCTGAACGAGCAGCTGATGCGGGACGTGAACCGGACCATTCTAGAGTTCAACCAGGCCAACGGCAATACCAAGCCGTTGGCAGCGGCCACCACCCGCGAACTGGAAGAGATGGCTTACGCCACGGGGGATTTAGGCGACTACGAGCAGGCGATGCTGGCCCCAATCAAGGCCAACAATGAAGCCCTGGAAGAGCAGGAAGAAGCCGCCAAACTTGCCGCTGAAGCCCACCGCGAATTGGAATCGCGCATGGGCAGCTACTTCACCACCGCCCTTGAAGCGGGTGAATCCACCGAAACCGTTGAGGAAATGCTGTACCGGGAAGCGCAAGCCGCCGGGGCACCGGCTGAAGCATTGGCCATCCTGGCGGCCATGACGGGCAACTTCACCGACGAACAAATCGAGGCCGCCCTCCGAACGGCCGCCATGAGCGAGAAGGCCCGCGAAATGGGGCAGGCCATTGCCGACGGGTCTATCTCCATTCAACAGGCGCGGGCGGAACTGGTGACCTTCCAGGCACAGTTAGACAACCCGCTAGAGCCGCAGTTCAACACCGAAAGCATTGACGCCGGTATCCAGCAAACGGCCGCGCTCGTTGCCGAAATGAAAAACATCCCGCTGAACGTGGCCACCAGCATCTTGATGAACGGGCTGGACGAATCCAAGCGGGGCATTGGGGAGCTGATCAACCTCATCAACCAGGTAGACGGCCGTTCGGCCAGTGCCTCGGTGACGGTAAACACATCCGCGCCGGGTGATTTGGGCAGTGGCAGCAGCGGCGGGGCCAAACCGCCGGGCAAGGCGCTGGGCGGCCCGGTGAACGAAGGCCAGCCGTACATCATTGGTGAGCGCGGGCCTGAGCTGTTTGTGCCCAACACCAGCGGCACGGTTGTGCCCAACGGTGGCTATGGAGGGTTCACGGATAACAGCCAGACCAACATCCACAACTACAACCAGCAAGCCGCCGCGATCACCGCCACGCTGGTGCAGCAGCAGCGCCGCCGCAAATTCGATGCATACATGGGGGTGGGGTAATGCCAGATTCACTACGCTTTGAAATTTACGATGAAGTAAATGGCGTAGGCACCACCTACGATTTTTTAACGGCTGGCCTAAAGCCAGTCACTGGCACATGGCGGGCGGATAAGCGCAACAATCGGGTGATGTACACCGTGCTGCTGGTGGCCAAAGACACTGCCGCCAACATCCGCGATACCGTCAATGACCTGGAAGATATGCTCTTCCAGGCCAACCTCTTTATCCGCGATGCCCTGGAAGAAGAATCTGTGTGGTATCGGGTGCAGACTGACGGCGAAAGCGTCAAGCGGGCGCTGGTGTATGACTTTTTGCTAGAGCCAACCGATACGGCCGCATTTGAGATTCACCTGGAGCATGAGGCGGCGCTGTACGCGCTCAACTTCACCACCGATGCCGCGTTTGAAGAGGCCGTGTCCCAATACGAACTCTCTCCTGCTGATTTGTCTGTGCTGGGCGGCACATGGGATTTGACAGCAGAGATTACGGGGGGGCGAGAGGACGGCCGTATTGCCGTCTTCTCTGCCAAATCCAGAGTTGACGACGTGGACTTCGCCAAGATGTGGGTTGGCATTCGTCCTGGCCGTTTCCCGGCTGGCACG